CTTGAATGGGAATGTGGGTGTTGTCCAGTGGTGTTTGACTTCGACCTCGACGGCTACTGGTCGACCGATAGGGTCTGTGCCTAGTAGGTCTATGCCGTATAGGTCAGGGTTGGTGTCCATGTTCCAGCCGTGTTTGTGTAGCCAGGTGATCACTAAGTCTTTGGCGTTGTCGTCTGCGTCGTAGAGTGCCTGGTCGAAGTCTTTCATTAGTCGAGCCAGACCTTGTATGCAGCTGTGACCCTGCCCTTATCGGGGTCGATGAAGTGTAGGCGCTGTGAGGGTGTTGCGCTCGAGGCCAGCATTACGCCTGCGTATCGGTTCTCTGACTCGGTGGAGCCTGTTTGGTAGACGGAGCCGAGGCCGTTTGGTAGTGCCCATTCTGCGTGTGTGTGGTAGTGGCCGATGTATGCGTCTCGGAATGCCCAAGGGTATGAGCCTGATTGCCAGCGTGTTACGTGGTTGACGATGGCTGCTGGTGAGGCGAAACCGTTGCGTCCTACTTCGTCGCCGTGTAGCAGGATGGCGCGGTAGTTGCCGATTTCGATGTGTTGTATGTCTTCTGGGCATTCTTGGAATGTTAGGCGTTTTTCGCCCTGGAGAAGTTGTCTGGCTAGTTCATAGCACATACGGTCTACGTTGTCTGAGCGGGGGATTGCGTCGCGTTTAGACCCGATACGTCCGTGGTTGCCCCACTCTGGGACGACGGTTACTTTTTCGTAGTTTGCTAGGGCTATACGGATGACGTCTACGACTAGGCGTGAAACATTGACGTATTGTTCGAATAGGGTTGAGTCCACTTCCCAGACCTGGTTGCTGTAGTTCCATAAGCCCTCAACCATGTCGCCTGTAAAGGCTATGTGGCATTCTTTTACGGGGTGGTGGCTGCGTTGGATTTCTGTAATTTGGACGGCTTTTTCGGCGAACTGTAGGACTCTGCGTCGCATAACTTCGGTGTTATAGGATGTGGTGGTTTTTGAGCCTTGCCAGTCGCCCATAACCCATAGTGCGACTTCTGGGGAGCCTTTGCGGCGGTCTTTGGGGGGCGCTGGGACGGGTTTTACGCCGCCTAGTGCGACCATTGCGTCGAATGCTGCGGTTCTGGTTACTTCTGTGAGGTGTTCCATACGGTCTTTAGCCTGGGCTAGTTGTGTTTGGGACCGTCTTAGGGCTGCTCTGAGTAGTTTTACGTCTGCGGGTTCTTCTTCTTGTGGTTCTAGATTTTCGAGCAGCGACATAGTTTCCTAGTGTGTGAGCGGATGGTGTCTGCGGCTAGTGTAACGCCTCTAGCGCGAAGAGCGTTGGATAAACCGCTAGCGGTCCATCTAGGGTCTGTAAGAGCCTCTAGGAGCGTCTGAGCGTCTTTTGGCTCTAAGTCTAATGCTGCTTGGATGGCTCTACAGGGTTCTAGGGGTTTTTCGGGAGTTAGGTTGTCTAGGATGCCCATTTATAGTCCTTTGTGTGTTCGGTGTTCTATGGATGCTGCGACACGGTCTAAGGCGTCGATGGCTAGTTGTGATTCGCCGTGTTTTAGTTCTTCTAGGACTATTTGTAGGATTGCTAGTCGTTCTCTGAGTTTAGAAGACCGTTCTACACTTATAATCATTTTGGTCATTGACTCTATTTCGTGGTTATCGGTCACTAGTTTTCTTCTGCCTCTCGGTTCATAGATACAAGTCGTTGTCTAAGTAGTCGTAGTTCTACGTCTTCGCATTCTTTACACGTTGTATTTGTGTGTTCGCTGTTGTAGAGAATGAAGTCGATGTAGGTTATGAGTTTGTCCCGTTCGTCTATGCGGATTTTTTCGGATAGCCCAGCCATTTAGCGTCCCCCTGTGAAGTCGTCGTAGTCGTCTTTGATTTCGCCGAGTCGTTTCACGATGTAGGCGAGAATAAACCCAAAGAATAGCACGGCTAGAAATTGTCCTAGTAGTAGGTTGTCGTCTGCGATTTTGTTTAGCCCTATCCACGCTAGGGGCGTGACGAATAGGATGTATAGCGTTTTCATTCTGTCTCCTCTGGTTTGGGTTCGCTGTAGATTGCTCGTGCTACGTCTGATACTAGGACGTTTATTTGGTCGTCATTGTATCCCTCTAGTCGCATAGTGTTTACGATGTTTACTAGGCGGGTGACGTTGTTTGTGTTGCGTAGGGTTTGGATTGCTACGGCGATTTCTTGTGCGTGGTTCATTTCTGCCCTTTAGCGCGGTAGACCTGTAACCAGTAGCGGAATTGGGCGGTTGCTTCTAAGGACCAAGCGTTTCCGATGTGTGCTTCTTGCTGCTCTGCGTCTAGAGACCAGTAGTATTCGAAATGCCAATTTATAAACTCTTCGAACTGCGTTTCGTCTAATCCGTATTTCTCCTGGACGACGGTCTGGTAATAGTCGCGGACTGCGAATGCTTGCTCGATTTCTTTAGGGTCTGCCCAGTTGCCTAGTTTTTCGTCGGCATACCAGTCTAGAAGTTCCCAGACTCGTAGGTCTTCTGGGGCGTCTTTGTGGAAGATTGGGCTTGAACATTCTGGGCACGTTGTAGAGTTGTGTTCTAATTTGCCGTTGGGTGCTAGTTCTGCGATTGCGTCGTTTAGTGGTGTGACTGTAATCATTTTCGGTCTCCTAATCCGTTATCGCCCTTGTGGCTTATCTCTATCTTATACACACCTTAGATTTGACTTTTACCAAAAAACCACTTTGTTACCGATTTGTTATAAACGCTAAAAACTGGTCCACAGTCATAAGAACAAACTGTTCACCTGGCTTAGTCGTCCCTCGCCTCTTAGCCGCTACGAAACCTAACGGGGCGTTATCGTTTTCCATTTCAACCGATAACTCTTTCAACCACGACGACGGCTCTAAGCGCCCGCCATAGTTCTTACACTCAACAACGACACGACGTCCGTCTAGGACTAGCCCTGTGATGTCTCCACGGTCCTTAGTCCCAGATAGGTGTCTGCGTTCTATGGGGAGCGTAAGAGAGTCCGCCAAATAGTCTGCGATGTCCTGTTCAAAAGACGCCCCAGCCGCTTTAGCGGACCTCAAACTTCTACCCATTTAGAACGGTGCCTCGTCGCTGTGTGCAAACTTGTCGCGAACCTGGTCGTTTGATAGATAACCAGTCGTCCCAAGTTGCGCGCTTGTCGGCTGGTGAGAGATGAGAGTCGGAGAGTTTATCGAATGCTCTACCGTCTGTTTCGTTTCGCCCTCTTTCTCATAAGAACCAATACGGGTTCCTAGTTCACCCTCAACTTCAATAAAGTCGCCCTTTTCGATATCGTTAGCGATGTCAAACCAGATAGTCCATTTGCGATACACCTGACGTCCCTGAACGTCGAATGTCTCCCAGATATTTACGATGCGATTTTTAGCAACCGAGTTCACGATTCCCGATAGTTTGATTTTAGCCATTTCTGTTTTCCTAACTTACTGCGCTTAACTTAATTGGTTGTTTCTGGTTCTTTACTGGTTCATTACTGGTTAAGGGGACGTATATGTCCGCCTCATCTGCCATATGTGTCCGCCTGGTTGGACGTATATGTCCGCCTGGTGTGCCATATGTGTCCGCCTGGACGCGATGGTTGAAAGTGCCGTCGCAACCCTCAGGGCAGTCTAAGACGATGTAGTAACGGTTGGTCTTACGAGACCCTATGAACCCGTTACCCTCGTGTAGCCACGTTTGTAATTCATTTAGTGATTCCAGTTCTTCTAGGTATCTGCGGACCTGTCGAACGGATACGTTAGCCAATTTGGCGATAGTCGCCTGGGAACACCAAGCGCCCTCATCGCCGTCGAAATTAGCCACGATGGTTAGAACCATTTTCGCCCCTGGGGACGCTTTCGAATGGTGGATAACTGCGGCGATTGCTTGGAAACTCATAAGCCCTCCTAGTGCTATGATTAGATAGCGTCCTCAGGTGGTCTCCTAACTCCTGGGGGCGTCTAACTTTAGGTTATACGTTCTTAGCCTGTTCCGCGAATTGCTTGATTGTTTCAAGCGTGTCGTTATTGGCTTTGCCCTTTATAGCGTCCTGGTAGACCTGTCTCAGCGCTTCAATGTTTCCAGCGTCTCTAAACTTCTCTGCCTCTCCTACCCAGTCTCTAGGGGCGTAGGACGGTGTAGCCTTTCGCATTTCTTCGCGGCTGGCTCGTTTGCCTTTCTTGGCAAAGTCTAGGTCCGCTAGGGCGCGTCCGATAGCGCTGGTCGCGCAGACCTCTAGCCAAGAGTTTTTTGTGATGTTAGTCGCGCCGATTGTCTCCTGGGCAAAGTCTACGGTTACTGGTCGCTGGTCTTCGCGGTCTGTCCACACAGAAGCCTTTATGACGATTTGATGTTCGTTGATTAGCACAATTTCGGTGTGGATTCTGCCCTCTGGATACTTCGCCCAAAATGCTGTAATTCGTGCTTCGACTGGTTCGTAGTCGTCTAAGTTAAATGCCATTTTGTCTCCTAATTTGTAATTCGTTTTCGAATGCTTTTACTGCGGTTTCCATCTTAGCGATAGTTTCTCTATCGTAGTCGATTGCCCACTCTGTAAAATTGTGTCCGTGGCATTGAACGAGAATGCCGCGTTCGATACCTAGCGCCCGCATATACCATAAAACCTGGTAGCGGTAGTATTCTGGCAATTTATCCCATTTGCGGGACGTGTATTTGATTTCTAAAATCCCTAGCGTTCCGTCGCGCCACTCGATTAGTCCGTCTGGGTTTGCTTTCCAAGTGGGGTTGGCGACGTTCTGCCAAGTGCCTGTCCCGTAACAGTGCAGAAAATCCTGGTTATCTTCTTTCCAGATACGTCTGATAGGGTCCTCGAAGACCGTTCCAAGCCTCATCGCAAGATTGGGGACTACTTCTTCAGATTGCCCTAATTTAGCCGCTAGGACGGCGTCTGGGGACTTGTAAGGGTTTACCCCGCAGATTGCCCCTACTTCACTTCCGCCTATGCCTACGCGCGCCTGGTGCCATTCTGGGGTTCCAGAACGGTAGCGCCCTAACATAGTCGCTACGCCGAGCGCTTCGACTTTGTCCTCTATCGGTATCCAAGTAGCCATAGTTGTAGGCTAGCGGGACCCGCGGACGTTATTTCTTGTCTTTGCTCTTTACGTTTTCGATAGCGCTGTTTATGTGACTATCGAAGTCCTGGTCTGGGACTTCTCCCTTTGCGGCATAAGTTAGCAGAATGGCTCCTACTAGCCCTATAACCGCCATAGACGCGCCGAATGCGGCAGACTCTACCGCTCCGAAACCTAGCACGTTTCCAGCGCCTAGCGCCGCTAAGCCAACTCCGAGAGCGAATGCCCCAATACGGGTAAACCGCTTAAGTAGTTTGTTCATTTTTTAGCCTTAGGTTTAGTAGTTTTAGGCGCTGCCGTTTTAGGTTCTGCCTTAGGTTTAGGGGCGGGGTTTGCTGCGATGTGCTTTAGCGGGTCTACCAGTTTAGAGTATTCGCATAAATGAACATTTTTGCTCTTTGCGATGCTCAAATGTAGATGGCTCCCCGTAGAGAAACGTCCCGTGTTTCCTACCTTGCCGATAGGGTCGCCCGCGTGGACATAGTGTCCGATAGACAGATTTGGCTGTTCCTGAAGATGTGCATAAAGAACGAACATTCCGTCCGCGGTAGATTGAATAACAAACCAGCCTAAACCGTCGGACCATTCATTTGTCTTTACTGCGCCGTTAGTGATAGCAGGAATAACAGTTCCCGCCTTTGGAGACCAATCCTGTCCGCGATGTGGGCGTCCCTGACGATACGGGGCTAGGTTTCCAAACTCGTCGCCTCTGGTGCTTGCTGGGAATGGTTCGATGTATTGCGCCATTTATAATCCTTTAGTAATAATTGAAACGATTACTGCTACCATAACCGCGGTTGAAATAGATGTAATCCAAGCCGACTGCCACCTAGCGCGCTCTAGTTCACGGATGCGGGATTCGTGGTCCGCGATAATCTCTAGGCGTGCTTCAATGACCGCTAGGCGGTTGTCGATATGTGCCAATAAAGTAGGGGTAGTTGGCTTTGGTAGTTCAGACATTTATTCGGCTGGGATTGGTGATTCTGGCTCCGCGCTTTTTTTACCTGGCTTTGGGGCTTCTGGTTTGCGTGGTGCTGGGAATGGTGCGCTTTCGACGTTAGCCATTTTTATTCCTCTGTTTCTGTGGTTAGGGCTAGGTATTCTGGGTTAGAACTACTTGCCTGGATTGTTAGTTTGGAACCGTCTTCGCGGTCAATGACAACATATTCGACTCCCTCTATTGTGATTCTTTCCATTTTTTACACCTCTGCGTTTAGTTCGACGTATCCAGCAGCGCTAGTCGTTGCTAGACCATAAGGACGATGCGCCGTATCGTTTACGGCGTGAGTAACGTGGACGATAGCGCGCGTAGGCGTAGGGTTGTGTAGCGCTAGTCCTGTAACCGCGATAGTTCCTCCAGCGCCGTCCATTAGTTGGACGTTGCTATAGGCAACGGATGTGGGAGCGACACGCATTGCGGGCGAAATGCTCCAGAATGTATTAGTTGTGGTTGTTCCTGAGCCGTAGCCAATAGCCAAGAATGAACCGTTTACGAGTCCGTGGCGCTGGTAGTATCGTTGGCACGTTGCGAGTTCTGCCGCTACGCTTCCGCCGTTCATCTGGAACGTGCTAGGCGTCGCCCCGATTTCTAGTTGCGCGCCTGTGATTTCAAACCAATCGTTAGCCCCCGCGGTTGCGGTTGTGGGGGTGTATTGTAGTTGGACTGCTACCTCTGTGGCGGTAGAAGCCACGGTTCCTGTCACGGAAAAACGCTGCCACCCTGTCGTAATAGTTTTAGGTTGTGAAATTACTGTAGCCTGTCCCGTAAAACCGCTGATTACGTTCTGGTCTGTGCCTGTTCCAGACAACACGCGTAGATTTGTAGTTCCCGCGTAGTCGGCTCCGCGACGGACCCAAGCACTAAAGGTTACTTGCTGTCCTGCGAAAACTTCTGCGTTAGCCGTTTCGATGTTCTGTAGCAAGTTTAGGGTCGCTAGGGACGTATTACCAGCGGCGCGGGTTAAACGTAGCGCGTAACGGGTTTGTGCGGTTCCTGCGGTTTGGCTACCCGTCATTCCTGCGGCGTAGCCTGTGCGGAATGCTTGCCACCTGTCTGCCTGGAAACCGTTAGTTACACCCGTGGCACCAGAGAGACCGCTGGTTCCGCGCTGCCAGATTTCGAATGAACCGTTGATAAGCCCGTTGCGTGGCTGGTCGTAAGTAAGTTGCGCGAAATCGTTGCCGACACTAGCGAGCGCTAGGTCACCAGCCGCGATAGTTGTTCTAGGCATTTATCTTCCTGTCCATAAGTCATAAACCGCATTCCAAGAATACGGGGTTAGTTCGTGTTCGATGCGCGTTATGTAATACGTTTCATCTATAATAATCCGCGAATTGTTTGCCGTCACGCTAGCCACGTCAAAAGGTTCTCGTAATAGATTTTCGTTTACTTCACCAGACCTCAATAGGACTGGAGACTCTACTTGCTGGACTCGTCTTTGTGGTAGCGCTAGTGAGATGCGGCTTGCCCAATTGTCTGCGTCTGAGTCGTTATAGTGTAGCGTTTCTAGGTCTAGGGCTAGACTGCCAAGAAGCGCTATAGATTCAGCGTTTTCTACCGTGTTGGCATAACCGAAAGTCGTTGTAAAGTTCACAGTATTTACTACTTCTGCCGTGTCGAAACCGATAGTGATGTTGCTAAACTCTGCGCGCTTGGGGTTGCTAGATGTGGTAGATTCAAAATCTACGTCTGACGTTTGTGTAGTTACAGAACCGATTTGCGAGTATGTCAGAAACTCATAGGGAACTAGCGGGTTTGCCGCTGTGATTGGTCTGTAAACTAGCGCGCCTAAATTGGCGTTTAGGATGTTATTGACTATGGTGCCAAACTCTACAGGGTCTATAGAGTCTATTCCCTCTAGCAGATAGCCGTAGTTTGCTTCGTCTACGCTGTAATAGATTTCGCGGAACGTCCCCAAATTGTTTATCTGGTCAATGTAATTCCAAGCGTAGCAGGACGGGTCTGTGGTCATACCCTCAAGGCTGGTAAAGTTTAGCAAGTCTCGCAAGTCCGTGGAACATTCTAGACTGACTGTGTTTATCCAATCGTGGCTATAAGATGCGCTAGCGCTTTCAATTTTGCCCTCAAACAAAGTTATCCAAATAGTAGGCGCTGTGTCTGGATTAGGTCGAACACGGACTCGGATAGGTGTTCCAGAACGAACTTGTGAGTTTGTAAATGGGTCGTAGGACGAACTCTGATAAACGATGGTAGCGCTGGCTGGTTCTGGAGAAGTAAGACCCTGGTTCACTGTTACACCGTTAGAAGTTTTTAGATACGAAACCTCACAAGTAATCGTCTGCCAAGATTCGGTAGCGGTCCCGTTATTCCATTTATCTCCGTCGTCCCAGCGGGTTACGCCCCAAATAAAAACGTCGGACGCGTAAGTGAAAATGGAGACTTCCACGTCGTCGGCAATAGAGAAAACATCGTTAGCCATTTATAAGAACCTGACGTCCTGTGGAACGTTCGTAAGCCTTGATAGCCGCAACGATTTCTCCGCCCGTGATGTTCGCTTTGTTTATGTTGATTGAATAAACGGCGTTACCAGCGCCCGCTAGGGCGGTTTTCTGTCCCGATAGTTGTAGAGAGTTACGGAGACTTAGAATGTCGCCTAGTCGCCCGCTAGATAGGATGCCCGTTGCGATTGCTTCAGCCTGGACGGGGTCCATCCCTGCTAGTTGATTAGCAAGAGCGGTAGAACCTGTTTTTTTACCAGCGCGGATTTGAGCCAAAAGGTCTGGCAATTTTTTAGCGGCGTCTACGGCGCGCTGTAGTTGTCGGATAAACCTGTCGGCAGAGAACCTAGTCCCAGATTGGTTTAGTCCTAGTGCTAGGTCTACAGAGTCTCTAAACGATTCTCCGTATTTCTTGATTTGCTCAGCGGCTTTTTTCATACGTTCTAACGCCTTTTTTAGCGCGTCGTCTACTGTATCGTCTATTGTGTCTGGGTCCCAATTGCCGAATGGGTTCTCTGGCATTTTCCAATTGCTCGGCATGATTTCTGGGTCATATGCGTCGGCTTCTTTTATAAGTTCGACTACTTCTTTATAATATTCCGCGCCTAGCCCCGCGTTTTTTGCGAAAAGTTTTCCAGCCGTATCCCAATCGCCTTTAAGGATTGCATTTTGGATTTGGGCAAAGTTTGTAAGTGCTTCTATAGTGGCTACAATAAACAACCCTAGAACTTGAAATTGCGTGGATGTTTGCTTAAGCCATTTTAGGAAACCTTTCATTACGTCTGTCCAGTCTATGCCGAGACTAGTGAAAAAGTCTCCTAAAACTTCCCATAAATCCTGCGCCGTTTCGCCGATGGCTACCAGATTGTCATTTATAAGGGTAAACACCTGACCCGTGAAAGTGTTTGGGTCGTTTAGGTCTGTGAAAAATTGGTCGATAGCGGGGTAAAGGACATCTACAATAAAGTTAGCGATACCCTCTATAACAGGTAGTAACAGGGTTCCGACGGATTCGGTAATCTCACTAATAGCAATATTAAATCTTGCGAACGGGTCGGCATTTTCTTTCGCCGCTCCCTCTACAGAGTCCGCAAAATCGTCGATAGAACCCTTAGTTTTTCTCAACTGCGGTTCTAGTTTGTATAGCGCTGTATAATTGCCGTTTTGCGCTTTAGTGAGCGCCGCCATATAAGTATTTAGACTCTTACCAGAAGCGGCAGAACCGTCTAGACCTATTTGTAGAAGCCCCTGGGCTGTCGATAGGCTGCCCGTAGCGCGAACGGCGTTAGCAAGTGCGGGACGTAACTGGTCGTCCGCAATACCAGAAGCAAGCGAAAGACCTTTTATGTATCTTTCGTTAGCGTAGATTTGTTCATCTGTAGCGTTTACGGTGTTACGCAACTGGTTTGCCAAAAGTTTTTGGGCTTTGACGTCCTGGGCTGCGGCAATAGTAGCATTCTTCAGACCCGTAACGATTGCCCCAATACCGAGAGCAAGTCCGACACCGCCTAGCGCAGATTTGAAACCGCCAGAGATTTTTTTAGACGCTTTTTCGAAACCCGTTAGTTCCTTTTTAGCACCATTTAGACCGCGCTTTAGTTTGTCATTATCGACAAAGATGTTAAACTTTAAGTCTGCCATAGTGTTACCTTGAACGTCTTTCTAGTAAGCGAATAAACTCGCCCATTTCAAGCGCGGTTAGAGAACGGTAATCGCTAGGGGACATACCACTAACGATACAGAACTCCGCCATACGCTCCGCCTGTGCCTTTCTTATTCGTCTTTTGGGTCTTCTTCGTCTCCCGAAAACATCTCGGTAGCCTCTCGTAGCGAAACTTTGCCCGCGTCTTCCAACGTGTAGTTAGAGTTTTCACGGCGTTTTAGGACCCAAATAATAGCCTTTAGTGCTACGCCTCTGGGCGCGCCCTCTGCCATAATTGCCTCAATACCACGTCCCGTTAGCGTTTCAATCTGTTCGATTTCCGCTAGGGTCATAGTTTCAAAATCTATCTTTGCCATTGTTTCTCCTAAAGGTTGTATTTAGTCAGAAGTTCTTGTAACTTCTGGTCATAGTCTCGCATAATCTCCGCTTTCTTGCTACTCAGCGCGCGGTAAAGAAAGAGATTCGGGCGAATGTTTTTTTCTATAAAGTTGTTTTTATCGTAGAACCAGCCAAAATGAATAGGGTTTGCATATTGAACTCTAGAGTTACCTAGTTTCACCTGAGCGTAGTTTATGGCTTTAGTGATTCTTAGAGTTCGCTGGAGAGCGCCCCCAGATTTGTAGATGTAAGTCTTTCCGCTTCGCTTATTCGTTGTTCCTGTATAAACGGGAACTAAGGGACGCGCTGCGTTAGCGAGCGTAGTCGCCGCCTGGACGTTAGCCTCACGGATTTTATCCTTATCCGCGCCGACAGACTTGAGAGCCTTTATAGCCTTATCAAGTCCATCGACACGAATAGCGGACGGTCTGCTCGTCCCTGGCATAAGACTAGGAAGTCTTTACCTTGAGACCGTAGAAGACTGGTGGGGTTGCGTCTGGGGTGTGAACTGCGTTCTTCACGGTTAGTTCTACGGTAAACGACATAACCTCACCAGCGGTCATAGATAGCGGCGGCAACTGGTCGAAAATGACGGTTCCCTCGTAAATAGGAGCGCTGGTGGTTGCGGTGGCGTTGCCCTGCGGAGCAACCTGGAACGCGACTTCGGTTCCGTAGTTTGCAAACAGTAGACGGTAAAGAGACGCGGCGTCTCCAGAAGTAATACCCGTTAGAGATAGTTTCCACTCCTGTAGTGCCTGGACTTCGCAGAACGTCCGTGAGCCGCCTGGGGCGTCCGCTAGGGTTAGTTCAATGTTGTCGGCGTCACAAGCATAGTCCGTGGTGTCGATTTTGAATAGAATGTTCTGCGCTTTAATACGCGGAGATGCTGCCATTTTTTTTCCTTTGTTAGAGAGTTATAGATAAGTCGGTGGTGAGAGACGCTGCTAAATATTGCGCGTTATTCACGTCTAGGGTGTAAGGTTCTCCGACACCCTTGAACGTGGCATAACTAGGCAACCCGTTTATCACGTCTTCGATTAGTTGGTCCAGAGACTCTGTAGCCATTTCGTTATCGGCGGTCATAGCGACGCAGATAAGTTCCAGACCTAACAGATACTCACGGCTAACCGAAGACGTGCTAAGATACGGGGCGGCGGAACGGATGATTACAACGGGCGGAACGACTCGTCCTGGAACGTAGGGAACTACGTCCAGTCCTGCTTCCTGAAGAGCGAGAGCGAACTCTGCTTTAGATGCTGTAATCTCCGACACTATAGCCCGTATTCAATAAACGGCAGAAGCAACGGGTAAACCGCCGATAAAGGGTCTCGCCCTACTCGGACTGGATTACCCGTCGCGTCTGCGAACTGCGAGATACCGTTAGGGGCAGAACGCCTGTGGAAGAGTTCTGATGAGGCGATGTAGACCGCCTGGTCGCGGATAGCCGTAGGAACTGTCGTAACCTCACCGATAAGGCGCGTGATTAGCGCCTCACCAGCGGTTAGGCATTCCTGAGGGAAATCGGACGAGTCTTTCGTTCCGACATAATCCTTGAACTCTGTTAGCGTTACTGCCATTTTCGGAACCTATTACGCGGTTACGTCTAGTTTTACGATAGCGCCTACGCGCGGGGTAGCGACTGCCATATAGCCGTAAACTGAAACGCTGTCGGTTAGAGTGGTGATGTCGCCGTCGGTTAGACGAACTGGCGAACCAGCCGACTCCATTGAGATTAGCGCTGCGCTGTTGGCTAGGTAAACTACACCAGTAGCCAACTGAGGGTCCACGATAATCGGAAGACCAAACACCGAACCAGATAGACCTGGGATGTTAGCCGAACCGATATTGTTTACACCTGCGCCGTCCTGTAGTAGGACTGGGCGTCCGTCCGAACCAGCAACCTTAACGATGTTTACGTAAGCGTCTGGGGCGGCAAGAATGAACTCTGGACGTAGTCCGCTGTTCTGGTAGATGTAGTTAGCACCGTTGGCGATACCCTCGGCTAGTGAGGCTGCGGTTCCGCCGTCGGCGTCCATAACCTTACCAGTCCAGTCTAGGGCGGCTAGGGTAGAAACTACCTTAGCGTTAGTCGCGCGGGCGTAAGCGATGCTCAAGCCTGCGAAGACCTGGTCCAGAGTATTTACTTGGCTTCTTTCGATGTATTGCTTTGTGAAACTGCTGTAGCCGCCGTAGGTGGAAACTGCGGTAGAGATGGTTTCGAAAGTTAGGTTACCGAATGATAGTGCTTCGCCCTCTGGGTCCTGGACGCCTACTGCTAGGGTGTTGCTGTCAATTTTAGCGTATTCAACAGTTAGACCTGTGTCTGGTAGCGCTGCGCGCTGGAACAGAGACAAGGTTGGACGGTTGTTTTCGATTAGGGTTGAGATGTAACCGAACCACGGAGCGACGATTGCGGCGTCTGCGCTGGTCGATGCGGCGCGCGCTAGTTCGACTGCGTCTGAGTCTCCCTTAACCATAGCCTTAGCAAACTCGCCCTGTGAGCGGAACTTAGCGCCTGGGATGGCGGCTGGGGTGTTTACGGTCATACCAGCCTCAACGATGCGACGGATTTCCGCTACCTCGTCTTGGACGGCACGAACGTCGATTTCTACGTTTTCCATAGATTCACTTTCGTTTAGTTGGATTTGGATTTCCGCTTCGTCAGGGGTTTCCTGGTCGTTGCGTATCTCTGTAATAGCCGCCCCAGCGAACGCGGGGAACGGAACTACAGAAAGTTCGAGCATTTGAACGGCTTTACGGATAACCGTGTTGCCGTCTCGCTCTGATTCAAGTGGTCTAAACCCGATAGAAAAACGGTTTAGAACTCCGTCTTTCATAGCAAGATAAACCTCTTCAGCGCGCTGAATACCGCGGGTTAGTTTAGCGACAACTTCGAACCCGTGTTCTGTGTCGCGTCCCTCAATAACTTTTCCAATTGGAACGTCGTCGTGCTGGTGTCCGTAGAAGATTTTTACGTCTTCGATAGAACTAATAGCGCCTGGTTCAAACCGTTCCTGGTAGGCTCCGCCTATGTCTGCGGTCTCGCCATATGGAACCGCGATGCCGCGGATTTGGTATTCGTCCTGCTCGTCTAGGCGAACTTCGAACGAACGGGTTTCAAGATTAGACATTTAGTCCCTCTTTCTGTCGGACTTCTTCAACGGTCATAAAACCCGCTGCGATGGCTGTTTGATAAAGGTTGTAGCGGCTAGCGGGGTCGGCGCGGAATAGGTCGTCAAATGAAAATCTGGTAGCCATCGGCGAAACGGCGCAGGATTTATGGGAAGTTTTAGGAGACTTT